CAGCGGCAACCGCAACAGCGGCGACTGGAACAGCGGCGACTGGAACAGCGGCAACCGCAACAGCGGCAACCGCAACAGCGGCGACCGCAACAGCGGCAACCGCAACAGCGGCGACTGGAACAGCGGCGACTGGAACAGCGGCGACTGGAACAGCGGCGACTGCAACAGCGGCAACCGCAACAGCGGCGACTGGAACAAAACATCCTTTTCCAATGGCTGTTTCAATACGGTATCGCCAAGAATCTATATGTTCAACAAGCCCACCGACTGGACGCTTGAGCACTGGCTTAACTGCCGCGCCCGCTATCTGCTGAATCAGATTGACGATTGCCCGCTTGAATACGTCTGGTTCGACAGTATGACCGATGAAGAAAAGGCGGCACACCCGGAAGCAAAGACCACTGGCGGTTATTTGAAAGAGCGCACCATGGCGGACAACGCCCGGAAGTGGTGGGAGGGGCTTAGTGCCGATGATCGAAACGTTATACTCAGTTTGCCGAACTTCGACGCGGCGATTTTCAAGGAAATCACGGGGATTGACGTAAGCAACGGCTGATACACTTCAAGAGCTGCGCTATCTGGCTATACGGGCGTGCGGAAGTGGGCAACCGTTCCGGCAAGTTACCAGCAAGTTACCGGCAAGTTAAAATCAAAAAGCGTGAGGGGGTGAATTATGGCAGAGAAAAAACGCAGCAGTTTTATTCTGCTGCTGGAACACATCCATACGATGGAAGAACTGACCGATGAGGAATTTGGCCAATTTGTCCGCGCCTATGCAGCGTATGTGGAAACCGGAGCAGACCCGGAGTTTTCAGACCGTTCCATGCGGATGATGTGGAAAACCGTGAAAGCGTTCGACAAGATGAACACGCAGAAATACTCTAGCACATCGGAAGCACGCTCAGAAGCCGGAAAACGTGGAATGAAAAGTCGATGGGGCGCAAAATCAGAAGATAGCAAAGAGAAAAAGGTTATAACAAACGATAACAAAAATAGCAAATGTTATTTTGTTAATAACAAAAATAACTTATCTGTATCTGATTCTGTATCTGATTCTGTATCTGATTCTGTATCTGTTATACCACCTATCGGTGGTATAGAAAGAGACGTTCCCGCTGCCGTGGACATGGAACTGTCAAAAATCGTCCAGCATTATCAGCAAACCATCGGAGACTTCCCACGTTCTGCTCTGGATAAGCTGCAAAAGTGGCGGCAGGAGTATAGCACAGAAATGATCCTACTGGCCATCGATAAAGCCGCAGAAGCTGGGAAGAGGTCATGGAACTACATAAACGGCATTCTTTCCGGGTGGCAGCGGGATGGCATTCAAACGCCGGTGGACGTTTTGGCAAACGAACAAAGCCGACAAGCCAGACCGCGAGGTAAGCAACCAACCGAAACCGTAGACGACCAGCTTGCCCGGGTGCTGGCAAAAATGGATCGAGAAAGAGGGTTTGAGACATGACACGGGAGGACGTAGCAAAACTGATCCGAATGAATTTCACGCTGTATAAGCTTGGTTCCAAGCCTCTGACCGACGAGGAAATGGAAACTACCATCGATGTGTGGACGTACCAGTTTGGCGATTATGACGGCGATACTGTCAAGCGGGCGTTCCTCGCAGCGAACCGCGTTTGCGTTTATCCGGTCACGGTGGCCGACATCTTCAAACAGCTTTCCCAGTGTCTTGATCCGTCCACTGAATGGGAAGCTCTGGCTGTAGCGGCACGCAAGGCACAGACATTTTTGAGCTGGCGTAAGTTCCCGATGGTGACCGGCATTGACGAAAAGGGCGGGCTTCTGCGTAGTGACGGGCAGAAAGAGCTGAAAGCCCTGTATGACCAACTCCCACCGGCGGCAAAATCCTATGCCGGGAGCGTTGGAGGACTGGCGAAGCTGGCTGAAATGCCAGACCTTACATACCGCCGTGCCGAGTTTTTGAAGCAGGCGCAGGCCGATATCACTACCGCTCCGCGTGAAGCTGCAAGGCTGCGGGCGAGCGAACCAACAAGAAAGGAGCTGCAAAATGGGTGAATTGATTGTGACCTTTGGTGAAGATGGAAAGGCACACATGTACGACAGTGATTTTGACGTGACCATCCATTGTGAAGATGAACAGCAGATGAACGAAGCCGTGGAGCTGCTCCACCTTGCAAACCGGATGCATTGGCGCAAGACGCAAGAGAACCCACCGACGGAAAAGGATGCCGCATACGGGAAAGTGATCGCTGTCTTTAGGGACGCTAAATTTGCTCAAGCTGCGCCGTGGGATTTTGTGGCAGTTGACCCGCAGCTTTATCCAAGATGGATGCCGATGCCGGAGGTTCAGAAAAATGAAAATCCTTAACCCATGCAAAGACTGCCCAGACCGGCGCCCCGCCTGTCATGACCACTGCCCGCAGTTTGCCGCTTGGCGCAAAGAACACGCCAAAGAGACGGACTATAACCGGCAAATGATGGTATCCGGCAGCATTTACCACCGCGACCATGAGGACAGGCATCGGGAGCGCGGCAAGAAAAAGTATTTCGGACAAAACGGAGGAGACAAATGAAAGTTTTAGTTGCCTGTGAGGAATCGCAGGAAGTCTGCAAAGCGTTCAGGGAAAAAGGACACGAAGCCTATTCCTGCGACCTGATTGAGCCGTCCGGCGGGCATCCAGAATGGCATATTCTCGGTGACTGCCTAAAGGCTATTGAGGGGGGGCAGGTCGTGACCATGGACGGAATCGCGCATAATGTGCCCCGCTGGGATATGATTATCGCATTTGTCCCCTGCACAAAGACTAGCAACGCGGGAGCAAGACACTTGTACAAGGGAGGAAAGCTCAATCTTTCCCGGTATTATGAGGGATTGTGCGGAAAGGCACTTTTTCTTGCCGTGTGGGCGGCAGATTGCGAAAAAGTGGTGATTGAGAATCCTACCCCCAGCAAGATTTTTGATTACCCAAAGCCTACGCAGGCAATCCAGCCCTACGAGTACGGACATCCGTACAGCAAGAAAACGCTACTGTGGGAGCGCGGTGTACAGCCGCTACACCCGACAAACATCGTAGAACCTACCGCAACATGGTGCCCGTCTGGATCTTACTCGCATAAGCATGGTGAGTAGCACAAAGGAATATTTACCACTGACCGTGCAAGGAACCGCGCAAAGACTTTTCCGGGCGTGGCAAAGGCAATGGCCAAACAATGGGGGTAAAAAATGAAAACCGTACAGGAAATTATGGAGGAAAACGGCTCTTTGGCGAACATCGAGCGTTTTCAGACAATGCAGAAGTGGGATTACAAACGCAAGGTTGCGCACGCACAGGAAATGGCAGAAGCGTTCTATTGCTGGGCTAAGGATCACGACAAGGGCGTTCATCTGTCAGTGGGCGGTCTGGATTCCATCACGCTGCATTACTTTTTGGAGAGCATCGGACTTCCCGTCACCTGCGTATCTTGCTCATCACTTGAGGGCAAGGGCGTGCAGCAGGTGCATAAGCAGATTGCCGCAGAAATGGAAGAAGAATACAAGGGCTGGATGGGAGATGGAGAAACGCCGTTTTTCGTGTTCCTGAAGCCGCTGAAAAGTAAGGTTCAGGTCTTACAGGAGTTTGGCTGGCCGGTCATCAGCAAAGAAAAGGCGGGAAAAATCATGCTGTTGCAAAACCCGACAGAGCAAAACGCAACAGTACGGCACGCGATCATTACCGGTGAGACCGGAGAATACGGCGGCTGGCAAAAGAACAGCCGAATGAAACTGCCGCAGAAGTGGCTTGACTTGTTTGGCGGCGCAGATGCAGAAGGTGCAGCGCTTGGATATCAGGCAGCGCCGTTCAAAGTGTCAGACCGATGCTGCTACTACCTCAAGGAGAAGCCGTGTAACGACTGGGCAAAGGAGCATAACAGCGTTCCATACATGGGGCTTATGGCAAGCGAGGGGGGGCGTCGTGAGAAAAGCCTGAAGATGCACGGCTGCAACTATTTCGGCAAGACCATCACCCGCAGCGCGCCCTTTGCCATATTTGACCGACAAGACGTATTGCAGCTTGCGCTTGACCTTGACGTGCCCGTGCCTGCCGAATACGGCGAGATTGCAAAAGACAGAGACGGCAAGCTGTATACCACCAAGGCACAGCGTACCGGCTGTACTATGTGCGGTTTTGGCATCCACATAGAGGGCAGGCCGCACCGGTTTGACGTTCTTCGTGAGACGAACCAAAAAGAATGGGAGTTTTGGATGAAGCACGTCTGCCGCGATGAAAACGGCAACTGGTACGGCTGGGGGCGCGTACTGGATTATATCGGCATCGGCTGGGAAGATGTGCCGGAGCAGGCTGTGCAGATGCACATTGATGATCTGATGGAGGATGTGAAGTGATAAAAAATCATACACTGTTCTTCCTTGCCCAAAATGTGGAAGTGGATTTCTTGCGTGGGGAAAGAAAATAAAGAAAATCAAGACCAGCAATCCGAAGATAACAGTGTTGTCAGCCCCGGGTACTGAAATTTGTTGCCTGATGTGCGGTCATTACGCACCAACACTCAAGCAGTGGAACGGCGAGGAACGAAAGAAATGCACTTAACCCTTTACGGTGACCCCCGCACAAAGAAAAACAGTGCACGCATCCTGCAAGGGCGCGGAGGACGGCGCTTTGTAGCCCCAAGCGCGGCGTTTGAGGAATACCAGACCGGATGCCTATGGCAGATACGCGCCCCGCCTGAGCCTATTTCTGCCCGCGTGAACGTGCGGTGCGTGTACTACATGGCTACCCGGCGCAAGGTTGACCTTGCAAACCTGATTGAAGCCACCTGCGACATACTGGTAAAGGCCGGTGTGCTGGCAGATGACAACAGCAAGATCGTTGCCGCACACGATGGCAGCCGGGTGGATTACGACAAGCAAAACCCCAGAGTGGAGATCTGGATTGAGGAAATGGAGGGATGATATGGACTTGCCAAACAAAAAGTACTCCGTCATATACGCAGATCCACCGTGGAACTATATGCAAAAAGGAGCGGCTGGTAAAAAACAAGGGTACGCAGCCCAGCATTACAAAACTATGACCACCGATGATATTTGCGCTCTGCCTGTCCAACAGCTTGCGGGGGATGGATGCCTATTATTCATGTGGGCAACGTTTCCCACACTCCCAGATGCACTTCGAGTTATGGGTGCTTGGGGGTTCACTTACAAAACTGCTGCTTTTGTTTGGGTGAAAAAATACAAATGCGGAAAAAACTTCGTTGGGATGGGTGCGTACACACGCGCAAACGCAGAAATTTGTCTGTTGGGTGTGTCGCATGACTTTTGCGCAAAAAAGCAGATAAAAAGCCACTCCGTGCGGCAGGTTATTGAGGAGACTATCCAAGCGCACAGCGTAAAACCAGAAGAAGCAAGGCGGCGCATTGTTGATTTGCTGGGGGATGTGCCGCGCATTGAACTTTTTGCCCGTAACCGCTGCCCCGGATGGGACGCATGGGGAAATGAAATTGAAATGGAGGACGAACCTTGAAAGCACATATCACGACAAAATGCAAACCATGCCCGTTCTGCGGAGCAAGATCAGATGAAATCGAAAGCATCACTGGGCTGAGCATGATCGCCTGCTCCAACTACAACGGCTGCGGAGCAATCGTCAGCTTTAACAACAAAGACTGCGATGAGCGCGGCGTTTCGCCGGCGGTGTATTTTAACCGGAGAGCAGAACAGAACGGAGGAAATGCAACATGAACCAAGTCTTTTTTGTAATCGGCGCAACGCTCTGCTATGTTGGCGGTTTCGGAATTATGATTTTCCTTCTGGGCATTCTGACTGAACTGTGCATCGAGATATGGGATGAAAAATTCAGGAAAATATGTGTCAGATTCGAAGTTGAACCAACAGACGTTTTGTATTATTCGCAAAACAGAAAAGACATTGAAACGATGTTTTTGAAAAACCGCGTTCGATGGCCATACACAGACAATGCTCCTTCCGGGTCGTGGAACTGCCCGGAATGCAACGCACTTAACCAGTACGTCAATGACAACAAACATGTTGCGTACTGCCGTTGTTGCGGGCAGGCCGTCGATATGAACTACTACAGGAGGCACGCAAATGGATGAAACAATGACCCGCACATGGACACCTGAAAGCGAACAGCCAAAGCCGCGCACCGGCGTGGACTACCACACGGTCAAGGAGTGGTTCCAGCAGTGCCGGGATATGGCAGCGGCGGTTGAAGCCCAAAAACAGAAGATCCAGCGCATCCGGGAGGTTGCCGAAAAGACCACCCAAAGCCTGAGCGGGATGCCCGGCGGCGGTGGTGCCGGTGACAAGGTTGGGCTTGCTGCAACGGATATCACGGACGAGCAGCGCCGTCTGCAGCAGATGGAAACAGACCTGTGCATGCTGCGCATTGAAGCCACCCGGCGGGCGTACTGTATCACAGCAAGCAAAGCCAGCAAAAAACAGGCTGACTGCCTGTGCCTGTACTACGTCAAGAACAAAAAGCAGCGCGAGGTCTGCGAGGAGCTGGGGCTTTCGGAAGAAAACCAGGTCTCCATCTACATCAAGTGGGGCAGCATCTATCTGGCAGAGATTTGGGACAGCTTCAGCAATGTTGCACAAACCGCACAAAACCCGCCCTGATTTTTTGCAATGCACCTTCATACTGCAAATATCCAAATGACACAGGCATTGTGCTAAAATTGGTATAAGCGGAATCGCCGAAAGCGATAAGACGCTTGCCACGCAGTCTCCGAAACGAATCCCCCCGAAATGCTTTCCTCCCAAGGCTTGACCGGCATTTTTCTTCCTCTCGTTTCGCGGGCTGCTTCTATGCCGTTATAGCTCAATTGGCAGAGCGCCGCCGAGTTAAGGCGGGACAACGCTGGTGACACATCTCTGACATCTCTGCGCACTTAACCAATGCGCATATACAGCCTTGATGGTGCCGGTTCGAATCCGGTTAACGGCTCCGACACGCTGCTCTCCCGAAGCAGCGACCACCTGACGCATGGGCTGACATCCCGCTTGTTGCTGCGTGTAGAGCGGCAGGGTATCCTTACCTGTCCTCACAACCTCCGCGCGCACCGGAGGCAACATAATCCGTACACCGGTTTCCATAATTCCCCCGGCAGGATGTGCGTCAACAGAACCAGCATGGAAACGTGCTGGTTTTTCTTTTGTTATATGCCGCCTGAGCGCAGTTTGGAGCGCGGCGCGTGTGTGTAGACACGGCTGGTTCGATTCCAAGGGCGGCTAGCGTGATTTTAGAGTGTCCACAGTGGACACTTTTGGAGAGGAGGCATACAAATGTTTGAGCGCTTGAAAGAACTGATTTGCGACATGGCAAAGTTTTTGACGCGTCTCGGCGCTGGCCTTATCCTCTCGGCCTTACCGATCAGCAACAAAGAAAGCCACTTTGTGCGCTATGCGCGGCGTTTCGGTTTCCGTGCAGACCACACAAAACGCGAGCCTCGGGCAGAGATCGGAGGCCGTGGCTGTATCCAAGGAGCGCGGCCTGTTATCCGCGCAGATTAGCAAAAGCTGCTGATTTAATTTATTCCGAAAATATTTTTACCCGCCTGTTATGAATGATGTGCACCGTGCATTGCAGGCGGGCATTCTTTTGCGCTGCGTTAGCTCAACCGGCAGAGCATTCGGCTCATAACCGGGTAGTTGCAGGTTCGATTCCTGCACGCGGCATGATATATTCCCGTAGTTCAAGTGATGGAACAGCGGTCTCCAAAACCGTAGGCTGCAGGTTTGAACCCTGCCGGGAATGCCATTTGCATGCCCTGTGAGGGGGCTGCGCAGATAGCGGGGCATCTGGCCGCGAAAGTACCGGATGCAGCGGCGCTCCACCGTTTACGTTGTCCGAAAAACTGAATGTATACCGGGAGCGCTGCTTATTTTGATATTCTGACCGTTCGGATTTCCGGGCGGTTTTTCTTTTGCATGAGTTTAGAGAGGTGGTGGCGGTGAGTGCGAAGCGGCTGACAGACAGACAAAAAAAGAAGATCGTTGCTGACTATGTGCAGCTGCAGAGCTACGCCAGAGCCGCCAAACTGAACGACGTGGCAGAAAGCACCGTGCGGAAAATCGTGAAAGATAATCCCAAGTGTGCGGATTTGTGCTCCTTAAAAAAAGAGCAGAACACGCATGACATGCTTTCCTACTTAGGCAGTAAGCGTGGGGAAGCGCAGGATCTTCTCGGGCTGTACCTTCAGGCGATGGCAGACCCAGACAAGATCGCAGAGGCAACGCTGCCGCAGCTGTCCACGGCGTTTGGAACCATCGTGGACAAGTTTGCTATGCTAGGAGACCAGAGCGGCATAGAAGCCCCGGACGATGGCCTGCTTGAGGCCCTGAGCGTTGCCGCAGACATCAGCCCGCCGGATGACGTGGACATGCTTCCAGAGGAAGAGGACGACCATGCGGAAAAGTAACGGTTTTCGCTGGAAAGCCCTCAGCCAGCGGCAAAAGATGGTTCTTTGCTGGTGGACGCCGCAGAGCGCATACAGCGGTTACAACGGCATTATTGCCGATGGCGCTATTCGCTCGGGCAAGACCTTTGCCATGAGCTTTTCTTTTGTCCAGTGGGCTATGACCTGCTTCAGCGGCCAGCAGTTTGCCATGTGCGGAAAGACCATCGCCAGCTTCCGGCGCAACGTGCTGGGCACACTCAAGCAGCAGCTTGCAGCCCGTGGTTACAACGTCAAGGAGCATCGGGCAGAAAACTGCATGACCGTCAGCAAGGGTGGCAGAACCAACGAGTTTTACTTTTTCGGCGGCAAGGACGAGAGCAGCCAAGACCTGATACAGGGCATTACCCTTGCCGGGGCATTCTTCGACGAGGTGGCCCTGATGCCGCAGAGCTTCGTCAATCAGGCCACAGCCCGTTGCTCTGTCACCGGGTCAAAGTTCTGGTTCAACTGCAACCCGGGCAGCCCGCAGCATTGGTTTTATCTCGAGTGGGTGAGGAAATGCCGTTCCCGCAAGATGATGTATCTCCATTTCACGATGGACGACAACCTGTCACTTTCCGAGGACATCAAGGCCAGATACCGCAGCCAGTACAGCGGCGTTTTCTATCAGCGCTACATTCTGGGCCTGTGGACGGTGGCTGAGGGCCTTGTATATGACATGTTCGACCGCAAGAAGCACGTTGTTGATGTACTGCCGGAGCTGTCGCCAAAAAGCGCCTATGTGGCGTGCGACTTTGGCACCCAGAACGCAACGACCTTTCTGCTGCTCCAGAAGCAGGCAGATGCAGACTGCTGGATCGTCACCCGGGAGTACTACTACAGCGGACGCGAACAGAAGCGGCAAAAGACCGTGGGCGAGTACGTCACAGACCTCAAGGCGTGGCTGAACGGAATCAAGCCGGAAAGGGTCATCGTTGACCCCTCTGCCCTGCCACTGATTACAGAGCTGCGCAAGAACGGCTTTACCCAGACCCCCGCAAATAACGACGTCCTGAGCGGCATTCTTGACGTGCAGACCATGCTGCAGACCGGGCGGCTGAAGATCTACAAAGACTGCAAGCACACGCTGGAAGAGTTCGGCGTGTACGCTTGGGATCCAGACAAAGACGACACCGTGCTGAAGGTCAACGACCACTGCATGGACGCTATCCGCTATTTCGTGCGCACAAAGCGCCTTGTAAAACTGAGGAATTGATTTTGAGCACTGTATATACATTCCAGACCTTTCAGAAGGCGCAAGCCGCCGGGGAACAGCCTGATTTCATCCGGCGGTTCGTGCAGCAGCACTGCACTTCCGGACCGTACAAGATGGCTCTAGACGCCGACCTGTACGATGCCCAGAAAAACCCAGGAGCTGAACGATTTGCACAGACTTACGCTTTGATGCTGAAACGCCTGTCCAAAAACACAAAGCCAGACACCCCACACCCCGAGATGGTCAAGAGCAATCTTTTCCGGCGGCTCAACAAGCAGCGGGCGACCTACTCCCTCGGAAACGGCGTAGTCTTTGCGGACGATGGCGTGGACAAGGAAAGGCTGGGGCAGAACTTCGATGAACAGATCCAGAAGGCCGGATATTTCGCCCTGATCCACGGTGAGAGCTTCGGATTCTGGAACAACGACCATTTGGTTGTTTTCAAGCTGACCGAGTTTGCTCCCCTGTACGATGAAAAGACAGGTCTTTTGCAGGCAGGCGTGCGATTCTGGCGACTGAATCCTGACACAGATATGCACTATATCCTGTATGAGCTGGACGGCTTCACCGAGTACACGGAAAGCCGAATCGGCAACGTGATGCAGGAGACAACGCCAAAGCAGGCATACAAGAGCGTGACCGTAACCACCCCCGGCGGCGGGTTGGAAAGCATAGAAGGCGAAAACTACAGTGCTCTTCCCATTGTGCCGCTGTGGGGCTCAGACCTGCACCAGAGCACCCTTGTGGGGCTGAAAGCCTACATTGACAACACCGATCTGGTGATGTCTGGCTTCTGCAATGACCTGCAGGACTGCGCGCAGATTTACTGGCTGTGCGAGAACTTCAACGGCATGACCGATGATGAACTCGTGGAGTACCTCACCAAGCTGAATCTGTACCACATTGCAGGCGCAGACACCAGCGCGGGCGGCAAGATCACCCCATACACCACCGAGATTCCTGTGAATGCCCGGCAGACTCTTTTGGAGCTGCTCCACACCCGGGTGTATGAGGACTTCGGCGGTCTGGATGTGCACTGTGTCAGCGCGGACAGCACCAACGACCATCTGGATGCAGCCTATGAACCGCTGAACCAGAACGCGGACGACTTCGAGGCACAGGTAAAGCCGTTTATCCGGCAGATCTGCGCACTGGCTGGCTTTGACAACGCTATGCCGACATTCAACCGCAGCAAGATCACCAACACAGCTGAACAGGTCGCAACGGTGATTTCTGAGGCGCCGATCATCGGGCAGGACGTGGCCATTGACCTGCTGCCCAACCTGACCCCGGAGCAAAAGGAACAGGCAAAGGCAGCACTGATGGCAGAGAGTGCAACGCGGGAGACCGTGGACGATGACACAGACGAGGAGGACAATAATGATGAGTAAGAATGAAGACTACCCGCTTGTTCAGGCTTTTATTAACGCACTGAACGCAAAATCTCAGGATGAAGTTGAAAAACAGGCCGAGATTATGTACGACCTAGTGTTCCGAAACCGTTATAGCGACAGAGACAGCCATGAAACAAACCGACCTTGACCGCATCTCCACCCGACAGCTGAACAGGCTACGCCGCCGCATTTTGAGGGTATACGGCACCGCCCGCCGGGAAATGACCGAGCAGCTGACCGAGTTTCTGGAGCATTACCAGAAGCTGGACGCATACAAGCGGCAGCAGCTGGAAGCCGGGAAGATCACCGAGAGCGATTACCGCACATGGCTGCGGAATCAGGTGTTTCAGTCCGAGATGATGCACCAGAAGCTGGACAACATCACCCAGACGTGCACCACAGCCCAGCAGACGGCGTATAAACTGGCGCGTGATGAACAGTACGATATCTTTGCCCTTGGCGCAAACTGGGCGTTCTACGAGCTGGAACAGGCCGCAGGCGTGGCGTTCAACCTGACCTTGTATAACACCGAAGCGGTCAAGCGGATGCTTTTGGAAAACCCCAAGCTGGTGCCCAATAAGCGCATCAAGAGCGAGAGCAACAAGACCTACGACGCCCGGGTGTTCAACCGGTACGTCATGCAGGGCATCGTGCAGGGCAAAAGCGTCCATGACATTGCGGTGCAGGCTGTGCAGGGCATGGCAGATACCGAGGTGCATTGGGCGATGAACAACGCCATCACAGCCCTTACAGGCGCACAGAACGCCGGGACGATGCAGCAGCTGTGCAACGCTCAAGCCCTTGGCATTGAGGTGCAGAAGCGCTGGAACAGCACTTTGGACTACCGCACACGCGAAATGCACCGTCTGCTGGATCAGGAGACCGCCGACCTTGACGAGCCTTTCAAAGTGCAGGGCTATGAGATACAGTACCCCGGAGACCCCAACGCAGCGCCGGAAATGGTTTATCACTGCCGCTGTAAGGTGACCGGGGCGCTTGTAAAGTACCCACGGCAGAACGCCCAGCGGCGGGACAACACGACAAAAGAGGTCACATCTGACCTGACCTATACCGAGTGGTACAAGGCCAAGGGTGGCACTGAAAAAGAGCAGATGTGGTGGTCAAACGAGAGAAAGCGGAGAAAGGAGAGTACCAAGAATGAGTAAACGCGGCTCTGGTAGTTCTACAAGGGCAAGTAGTGGCTTTGTAGACCATTCCAGATATGCAAAACAGCACAACGATATTGTTTCTTTTGTAAAAAAACAAGTCGGTGTTGATTTGAACAAATACCGGGACGGTGATGGTTCTTCTCCGTCAACAAGTTCTTTTTGGGAAAAAGACGGCGCAAAAGTCGCATTTGACCTGAAAGGAATGTCATTAAGTGACCGCACAAAATTGATGCAGCTTGCCCAAAAGCCTTTCGGAGTTGTCGTTGAACCAGCTGGCGGGTGGGTTGGATTTGTTTCCAGAAAGAAGAAAAAGTAAATGTGCAAGTACTGTGATACAAGCAAAATGCATGAAGAAAATATTGCTGACAGTGGGGTTGGCGATTTTTTAAGCATTGGTGTTGATAAAGCAAAAAAGTGCTATTTGAAATCGTGGGGAAACGATGAAGCCGTTTGGTATCCGAATTTTTGCCCTGAATGCGGAAGAGATTTGAGAAAAGTACGAAGTGAGGGATGAACTGTGATCTTGCCGATGGAAAACACCGAGAAAATGATTTTTCCGGGCGTGGGCAAGTATGGCATCCCTGAAATCAAGCCAGAAACGGACATCCGCATTGACAAACTGGAATGGATCCCGGTCAATTATGCGCTGACCGCCAAAGACAAGGCCACAAAAGGCGTGCATTTTTACAAGGACGATTACCAGTTTGAACGGTTCTGGAACAACCCTGACAAATACATTCCCCTTTTGCAGCAATTCGGCGCGGTATGTTCGCCGGATTTTTCTTTGTACAGTGATATGCCGCTTGCGGTGCAGCTTTTCATGCACTACAAAAAGCACTGGCTTGCCGCATACTGGCAGGCGCACGGCATTCACGTTATCCCAACGCTTTGCTGGTGCGGAGAGCAAAGCTATGACTGGTGCTTTGATGGCGAGCCCAGAAACGCTATTGTGAGCATTTCGAGCCACGGCACGCAGTCTGACCCATACGAAGCGGAATGTTTTGCTAAGCACTGCCGCAAGGCGCTGGAAGTGCTGCAACCGAGCAGCATTTTGTGGTACGGAAAGTGCCCGGCGGAGTTCGACTGGAATGTCACAATAATTAAGCCATTTCAATATGAAAGGAGGCACTACCGTGAGTAAAAGAGATTCGGGCAGCTCCGCGAGAGCAGCGGAAGTTCAGCAAGAAAATCCTCTTTTGGTAACATTTCCATCGGAGGTGGATATAAAACATCGCAGGAAACACTAGAACTTGCAAAAATGGAATATGAATCCAATATGAAAGTTAAAGATACTCCTGACTGGATGGCAAAAGAACATCTTCTTAACAAAATAAAAAACAGAGGCGGAGAAAATCCACAAAAATGGGTTGAGGACAATCTAAAAGAGCGTGCAACAGGAATAAAAGCAGACTGGGAAAAAAGAACTAAAAGAGCAAAAAAATTCAAGTATAAGTCGCTTGAAGAATACAGAAACTCTAGCAAGCCAAACGGCAAAGGCCGCAGCGAAACAGAAATTACCTCTTCTACATACGAACGCGCACAAAAGCGACTGCAAAAGAAAGTAGATAGCTGGTTTAAACGATGAACTTTAACTACAACATCAAATTCACCGACAACACCCCGCAGCTGCATGAAGCGCTGGAAGCATGGGCAGAGCGGGTGCTGACCATCTGGGGCATGAAGGTGCAGGACTATGCACAGCTTCTTGTGCCAACCGGAACGGCAGACAGCACCGGCATAGAGGGCTATGTGGGCGGTGCGCTGAAAGCATCCATTACCTACGTTGTATCTGCGGCACAAAAGACCGTGACCATCGGCTCAAACCTGTTTTACAGTGTGTATGTGGAGTTGGGCACCGGTATTTTTGCAGAGAAGGGCAACGGACGCAAAACGCCTTGGGTCTGGCAAGACTTCAACGGCAAATGGCACTTTACCCGGGGCATGGCTCCCCGCCCCTTCCTGCGCCCGGCGGTAGAAGATCATATCAAAGAACTACAAGAGATTGCAGTAGAGGAAGGAAACAAGGAGGCATAAAAGCATGACAGATCTTGAAACTTTGAGCGCACGACTTGAAGAGGCCGTGAAAAAGCAGATAGAAGCTGATGAACTCTACAAAAAATCCGCAGAAGAAGTAGAGAGCATCAAGGCAGAGATGCTGGAGTTAAAAGAAAAGACGAAAACGAAAGCGGAGTGGCGTGATGATTTTCGGACAGAGGTTGAATCTTCAAAGATTCGTCTTCAGAGTCTCTGCGAAAAAGCATTTGGAGAAAACGCAAGTATCAGAATCCAGTTGAGGACGCCGTTGTCTCCAATTACTCCCGGAATGGGAGAATTTAATACAATTTAATATCTAGCGGTTGGCGCACAGCGTCAGCCGCTTTTTTATGCCGCTTTCGCACAACTGGCAGTGCTCCCGGCTCATAACCGAGTAGTTGCAGGTTCGACCCCTGCAAGCGGCACCACACCGGCAGCACGTCCGGCAAATTAAACCTTATTGCCAAGCATGGCAGCCCAAGCAAGGGCAGAAAGGATGAACACATGGCACTCAAAAGAGCAGATATCCGCAAGATTCTGGAAAACTCCGAAACCTCCAACGATGACAAGGCAAAAGCCATTCTGGACGCCTTGCACGAGGAGACCGATGCCCTCCGGGACGAACTGGATACCGAGAAAAACGCCCGCGTTGCAGCGGAAAAGGAACGGGACGCAGCCAACAGCGGTAAGCAGACCGCAGAGCAGGCGCTGACCGACTACAAGACCCAGCAGACCCAGAAGGACGCCCATGCAGCCAAGGAAGCCAAGTTCCGGGAGCAGCTCAAGGCCGCAGGTGTGCTGGAAAAGTACTTTGACCGCATCGTGCGCTTGTCTGGCGAGGACATCGACAAGATGGAACTGGACAGCAAGGGCAACGTGAAGAACGCGGACAAGCTGGCTGAGAGCCTGAAAACCGATTGGAGCGACTATGTGGGCAGCACCTCCACCAAGGGCGCACCGGTGGACAACCCGCCCGCAAACACCGGCTCCAAAATGACCAAAGAACAAATCATCAACATCAAAGACGCAACCGAGCGTCAGGCAGCCATCGCGGCGAATCCTGAAGCGTTCGGACTTGCAGCAAAGGAGTAACACATGGCAGCACCCGAAAATCTGACCACCGCATCTCAGATCACTACGACTATCCGCGAAATCGACTTCGTGTCCCAGTTCCAGAAGAATTGGGACGCGCTGCGCACCATTCTGGGCATCTCGCGCCCCATCCGCAAGGCACCCGGCACTAGGCTGGTATCCTACAAAGCCACCGTTGACGGCGGCCTGCAGGGCGGCACCGATGTGGGCGAGGGCGAGGACATCCCCCTGACCAAGACCAAGGTCGAGCCTGTGACCTATGCCGACATCGAACTTGGCAAGTGGGCTAAGGCCGTTTCCATCGAAGCCGTCACCAAGTACGGCGCAGAAGTGGCCGTTGATCGCACCAATACCGCTTTCCGTAACGAGCTTCAGAAGAAGGTTCTGACCGACTTTTACACCTTCCTCAAGACCGGCAAGCTGGTCGGCACGCAGAAGACCTGGCAGCGTGCGCTGGCTATCGCAAAGGGCGCAGTCCTGAAGCGCTTTGCAAACGACAATTTGGACGTGACCGAGGTCGTGGGCTTTGCCAACATCATGGACTTCTACGACTATCTGGGCGACAAGGAAATCACCGTTCAGACCGAGTTTGGTCTGAACTATGTGAAGAACTTCCTCGGCTACAGCACCCTGTTCCTTCTGCCTGACGCTTTCATCGAGCAGAAGAAAGTGATTGCCGTCCCTGTGGAAAACATCGACCTGTACTACGTTGACCCCGCAGACCGCGACTACGCCACCATGGGCGCAAACTACACCGTTTTCGGTGAGACCAATCTGCTGGGCTATCACACCGAGTACAACTACAAGAACGCCACCACCACCAACTACGCCATCATGGGCATGAAGCTGTGGGCAGAGTATTTGGATGGTATCGCAGTCGTGACTGTCGGCACGTCCAACACCGAGCCTGCCGTTGCGGCGTCTGACATCGGCGGCTGATACGAAATAAGGAGGTGACCCCGCATGACTGTGCCAGAGCTGTGCGTTTACACGCACAATTTTTTTGACCGGTACGATGCACCGTTTACAGGGCGGTTCATCATTGGCACGGACTATATCTGGGATGCGATCAACTTCAACACGGACGTGCTTGCAGAGGATCCCGAAAACATCCTGTCCGGGCTTGCGCCGCACCAGTTCTACAAAATAGAGGGCTCTATCTTCAATGACGGCGTGCATCAGGCGGGCGAGCCTCTGACCCCCGAAACCTTCACCGGCACGGTACAGCCTATGCGGGTTCCCAACGTTTTTGTGGCGCTTGCCCAGAAGATCACTGACTACGATGCATCCGACCCCGGCGGCGGTCGCTATGTTTCCCAGTCCTTTAACGGATGGAGCGGCACTATGGCAACCGGCACGGATGGCTTGCCCGCAGACGGATGCACCCACTACCGCCGGGAAATCAACCAATGGAGGAAGCTGTAATGCCTGTAAACGATTTCACCAAGTTCACCGTGATGGAGAATTTCACCAAGAAGTTCTGCTTCATGGAAAAAAAGCTGGTTTCGGATGGGCTTTTTGGCTCTACCACCACATGGGAGGACGGCATGGAGTTTCTTGCCGTAGAGCGCCACGACCAGACCATTGAAGCACAGCAGGCAGAGCAGCAGGGCACGGCGTCCACCTACTCCATCTATGTGGATAAGGGCATCAAGCTGTCCCCCTTCGACCGCATCAAGCGGCTGGACGATGGGCAGACCTACGAGGTGACCACCGCGAGCAGCGACAAGATTTCGCCCGCCGAAAGCCAGATGAATCTTGCCGTTGTGCAGTGTAAAAAGGTGGTGCTTTCCTGATGGGCGCAGAAGAAGCCATTACCACGGCGCTGAACAGCTTTTTTACGATGTTCGATGTTCCTGTATACCCAGAGGATTCCGTGCCGACGGGCTCTTCCCTGCCCTATATCACGGTGTTGCCTGTCATTCCTAAGGGATTTGACGAGAGCAGCACCTTCCATGCGCGGCTGTGGTATCCGGTAGACGGCGGCAAGCTGCCCATCATCCGCAAAACAGACGAGATGCGCGCTGCCCTCGGGGATGGGCTTACCATCGAGTGCGAGGGCGGCGCAATTCTTTTATGCGCAGGAAATCCGTGGGCGCAGTCTATGGACAATCCCCCGGAAAAATACCTGTGCACATACCTTACATTTGACGTCACATCCTTTGTGGTGTGAGAAAGGATAACACATGAACAAAATGTATCACGCCATTTCGCCGGATGCTTTCAAAAAGCTTCAGTTTCAGGCCGGCGCGCTGCTCAAGAAGTTCGACCCGGCGGGCACTACCCCCATTGCAGCGGAGGATATGATCTGTCTGACCTCCGGCGGCATCACCGTCAGCTGCAAGCCCAACACCGTGGATCTGGGCGAGGATCTGGACGAAGTGCCCGAGAACACCTATCAGCTGAAGCACATCACAAGTTGGGATTGTGGTCTGTCTACCACCTGCATGACCGTGAGTGCCGACACCATCAAACTGGAGTTGGGCGCTGCGGACGTGGAAACCAACAAGATCACCGTCCGCGAGGACTACGAAAACACGGACTTCCAGGATATCTGGTGGCATGGCAATCTGATCGGCGGCGGCTATGCTGCTGTCAAGCTGATGAAGGCCGTGAGCGACGGCGGCCTTGAGCTGAAAACCACCAAGGACGGCAAGGGCAACATCACGCTGAGCCTGAAGGGCCACTACGACATGACCGACACCAGCAAGGTGCCTATGGAGTTCTACGTCAAGGAGGCAGAGTAATGATCCTTACCATCAATCTTGACCCCGTGGAAGCCCTGCCCAAGCTGTATGACGCGGTGGACGGCATCACCCGCATGATCATGGACGCAAAGGACAACGTGAACAACCCGGAGACCAAAGCCGCCCGGGAGACCATCGTTGCCAACGCCCTGAAGCTGCTGGGTGCAGAGCCTGCCGAAACCGCAGAGGGCAAGAAAAAGCTTACCCCGCGCGAGTTTGCGCTGGCTGCGCTGGACTTTATCAAGCCCCTGATGAAGCTTGACCCGCAACGCACCATGAACGCCCTGCATCAGCTGTACACGCTGGAAAAGGGCGAGAAGGACACCCTGCCCAAGGCGTTCACCGCGCTTACCAAGTCGGTGATGCAGGAGGATATGCAGGATTTTTTGTCATCGCTGGCCGACTTGAACGGCCTGAGTTTTGGCACTACCTCTGCCGCGCCGACCTCCAGCATCTCCGAGCCTACGGAATAAAGTATTTCGTCTGGTTCGTCATCAGCGAGATGCGCGAACGCCACCGCACAAAGGCATACCAGCTGTATACGGCTGATATGCTTTTTCTTTGTGCTGTATCGCTGGGGCAGCAGGTGGAGCAGTCCTTCAGCGAGATCATGGCAGAATATGATAAGCCGCTATCCCAGCGCCGCCACGAAACCACGCTGGAAGAAGCGCAGGCGTGTTGGGAAAAGACGCTTGCAGACAGTAAAAAAGCCGCAGAGCAGAACGGAGGTGGTGAGACCTGACTATTTTCAATTTGATGGCCACTTTGGGGCTTGATACCTCCGAGTATGAGCAGGGCATCGAGCAGGCCAGAAAAGAGACGCAAAGCGCTGCAAACTCGCTGAACCGCAGCGCAAACACCGCCGGGAGCGGCGTTTCAGGCATGGCAAGCCAGTTTGCAGCAGCCAGCGCAAAAGCGACTGTCCTTGCAAATATGCTTACCTCGCTTGGGACAAAAGCGGTAGGCCTTGCAAAGGGCTTTGTGGAGATGGGCATTTCTTATAACGCCCAGATAGAAAAGTACACCACCGGCTTTACCAATATGTTGGGCAGCGCACAGGCCGCACAGGAAGCCATGCAGGCTATTCAGGAGGACGCAGCCCGCACCCCGTTTGACGTGGCATCCCTGACGCAGGCAAACCAGTTGCTCATCAGCGCGGGCGAAAATGCCGCATATTCCCGCGAGGTCATCAATGCACTGGGCGATGCTGTTTCTGCCACTGGCGGCGGTAACGCAGAACTGTCCCGCATGGCTGCAAACCTGCAGCAGATCGCAAACGTAGGCAAGGCTGCAGCGATAGATATCAAGCAGTTTGCCTATGCGGGCATCAATATCTATCAAATCTTGGCAGATTACACCGGTAAATCGGTGCAAGAAGTCCAGAACATGACCATCAGCTACGACCTTCTTTCGCAGGCGCTCATAGCCGCCAGCGAGGAGGGCGGGCGTTACTATAACGCCATGGACACCCAGAGCCAGACCATGAACGGGCGTATATCCACCCTGAAGGACAACGTCAGCCAGCTGGCCGGGCTTATGACCGGCGATCTTTCCTCCGGCATCGGCGTTGTGATAGGCCACCTAAACGACATGGTTGTCGCAGCACAGGAAGCCTACAAGGAGGACGGCTGGAAGGGTCTCGGGAACGCAATTCTTGAGCTTGACAACCCCATCAGTGCCATCATCAAAAAGTTTGGTCAGCTTGGCAGCGCGGCTGTTAGTGCACTGGATAAGGCAAGCTACTATCTGAACAAAGCGTTGGGCAAAAATGCTTACGCAGGGTACGACAACTACGAGGACTACAGGTCGGACAAGCAAAAGCAAAGCAACAGGGACCGTCTACGGCAGAATGCGCTTTCCGGCAAAAGCGTGAGCAACAAAAGCTGGTCTGAGCGCCAAGCAGAAGCAGCGGCCGCGAGTGGAGGCGGCGGCAGTTCCATCGTAACAAGCCCTTCCAGTTCCTCCGGCAAGAGCCCCAGCGCAAAATCCACCTCCAAGACCGAAACCGTCATAGCGTCCGTGTCGCACACCGCAACCACCACCGCACAGAATGCGCTGGGCGCTGTGACAACGAGCGTTGAAACCCTGCAGGAGAAGGTAAAGGACGCAGCGGGCAAAATCAAAGACCGCGTGACCGAGACCACCACCGAGACCGGCAAAGAGATGGTCAACGGCGTTGCTACCACCTATACGCTTGTGACCAAGAAAGTTACGGACACGAACGGCAAGATAAGCACCACGACCAAAAAGGTCTACGCCGATATGTCCAAGACCCTGCTTGGCACCCTGACCACCATTGCAGAAAAGACCTTCAACGGCATCACCACCACCACGCAGCAGGCCGTGGAAACCTACGCGGACGGCAGCCAGCACATCAAGACCACCGCCACCGAGACCGGCGAGCGCATCGTGGACGGCGTGAGGCAAACCTACACCAAGGTCATCAGCTACGTTGACGGCGTGCAGGATAAGGTGACAGAGACCGCGCAGAACATCGACAAGAGCATCAAGGCCACCCAAAAGCGCATTGAAGAGAACCTGAGCAAGGCACAGCAGCAGTTTAACAGCGGTATTTTTAAGATCGGCAAGAACCTGTATACCGACCTGAAAAATCAGGACTGGGCAGCGCTTGGGCTGGATATCGTCAACGTAATGTGGGGCGAGGTGTCACAGGAGCAGCGCGAAGTCCTGTCCGACTGGGCAAGCAAGGCGCTGGAAGCCATCAACGAGGCTTATTCCGGCGGCGGTCTGAACGAGGCGTTCAACGCTTTTAAGCAGATCATGTCCAACGGAATCAAAGCAGATGCAGACGGCGTTACAACGGACGTTAAGGGCTTGAGTAAAGTGTTTCAGGAGCTGGGCATCAACGTTTCCGACGTCGGAAGCAAGATCATGGGCGTGCTGGGCACCATGGGCAAGAGCATGGGCAACTTTGCCGTCAACGCGGGCACCAAAATCGCAGGCCTTGCCGGGAGCATGGGCAGTCTGGGCACGCTTGCGCAGGGCGCAGGCGGACTGATCGCAAAGGTTGGCAGCCTGATCATCTCGAACCCGGAGGTTGCCGCGATCATCGCCATTGTGGCAGGCGTGGTGGCGCTGGGCGCTGCATTGTTTGCAAAGTTTGGAAAGGGCAAGAGCAGCAGCGGGCAGGCTGTAAGCCACTACGAAAGCCCCTTTGCCGGGCATGACGTGTACGACAGCCTGACCGAGTTCTCCACTCGGGCAGCCATGCAGCACCGCTACATGGAAAAGACTACCGGCACGGATGCACAGCTGGGCATTTTGCAGCAGATCCGCGATCTGCTGGACGAGCATCTGCCGGATATCGGCACCGGGCAGCTTGTCATGGACGGCGAGAAGGTGGCCGATATGCTCACACCGCGCCTTGCGACCAACATGGATGCCAGCATGGGCGTGTATATCCTGCGGGCAGAAAGGGGTGTTTAAATGGCAATCCACAGCGCAAAGCTGGGCAACTATGACACCCTTGCAACGTGGGGGCTGTACATGAAGGTGGGCAGCCCGAACATCGGCGAGCCTGAACCGGACGAGACCCTTGTGCAGATACCCGGCTCTGACACGCTGCTCAACCTTACTACCTCGCTGGACGGCAAGGTGCACTACAAAAAACGCACCATTACCATGGAGCTGCTGTGCACCGCGCCGAAAAAACTGTGGAAGGTACTGCAAAGCCGCCTGCACAATGCCCTTGAGGGCAAGTGGCTGCAATGCGTTTTTGATGATGATCCCTCCTGGTACTGGGAGGGGCTCTGGCACGTCAAATTCGTGCCGGAGCGTCTCTCCGCTACGGTCACCATCACCGGCAGTTGCAATCCGTACAAGTACAACGTCTACGACGGCACACAGGATATCCGGTGGGATGACATCAACTTTGAAACGGACATTCTGCGAGACTACCGCAGCATTGCGCTGCCTGCCGATACGCCGGTGGATGTGGTTATCTACGGCGCACCGCACACCGCGGCTGTCTACTTCCAGCGCGGCGAAAGCGAGGCAAATGTGTCGTTTCAGGTCAACAAGACCGCCGCTGGCACGCTTGCCAAAACGACCGAGTGGCAGTATCTGGAGGGGCTGGATATCCCGGACGGAGAAAACGTCACCCTGACCTTTACCGCCACCGCTGCGAGCAGCATCACCATCAAATATCTGGGAGCAAGCTTATGAGTTACAAGATCTATGCCGGCACGCAGAACGGCGTGGACAGCTGGGAAAACCGGGTCTGTATCTATGCGCCCGGCTCTGCGCTGGAGACTACAAAGCTGATCAGCCCCACCCTGACCCGAGAGTTTGGTAAGGCTGGAAGTCTAGAATTTACCATCCCGCTGGGCAACGTGGCGCACAGCGCGCTGCAAAAGCTGAAAACGGTGGTGTCCGTGGAGCAGGACGGTAAGGAGATCTGGCAAGGCAGGGTCATGAGCCATGAGCAGGATTTTCTGCTGCGGCAGAAGGTGTACTGTGAGGGCGAGCTTGCCTACCTCAACGACACCGATGTACCACCCTACACCGCCAAGGATGTGACCATCCGGCAGTTTCTGGACTTTCTCTGCAAGAATCACACCAGCCTGACCGACAGCTATAAAAGCTTCCGCATCGGAAACGTCACGGTGGAGGAGCAAAAGCGGTATGTTCCGGTAGCCGAAAAGTGCTATCTGAAGCTGGACTATGCCGCCAGCAGCCCGGACGAGCAGGGCGACTATTACCAGACATGGGGTCTGTACTCCCAAAACGGGAACCGACTTGAAGAGAATTTTTCCTATATTTTTTCCGACTATGAGGACGTGCAGACCCCACCAGCACAAAACTGGCCGCTGAACGAGATCGTAACCGGAAAGGAGTACCTTGCCTGGCGCACGGGAGACAACCAGTTTACCCTCCGCCGGAACGCGATCTCTCAGGGCAGCAAGACCTACGATTCAGATCAGACCATTGTTACCCCGTCCATCACTACGCCAATAGAAACCTATAAGTTCGACAATACCATTAAAGTGGCCAAAAAGAACACCGAATCCACAACGTACAGCATCAAAACGGAAAAAGACGGCACGGTCAACGTGTACGTCAACGGGGAAAAGTCCGCAGACTACACCCCGCAGCTTGTGGAGGAGTTGCACGAGTTCGGCGACGGCAAGAACTACGGAAAAACGTGGGACATCCTGCAAAGCGAGCTTGTGGACGTGTACGGCGGCTATCTGGTAACCCGGCACGAAACGATTCCTTACCCCTTGTTCCCCGGTCTGAACAAGAGAGCACGCTATCTGGACTATGTACAGGACGCGACCGAGCGCAACGTGCAGGGCATCGCCTTCGGCACAAACATGCTTGACCTGACCAGCTATGTCAAGGCCGAGGACATCGTCACCCGGGTGATCGCCATCGGCAAGAAAAAAAGCGGCTGGTTTTTGTGGGAGACCACCAACGCCCTGACCGCCACTGCCAACGATACGACCGCGCAACAGCTGTACGGCCTTATCACCCGGTATCTTGTGCTGGACGGCACGGCAAACACACAGCAGTCCCTGCAGGACGCGGCAGACACAGAGCTGGGCAAGCATCTGCGCCTTGCGGACGGCATCACGGTGAAAGCCGTAGACCTGAAGGACGCAGGCGTGGACGTGGAGCGCATCGCCTTTGGCAAGCTGACCCACATTATTTCCGCGCCCCATGGCATTGATGTGTGGATCAATTGCAACAAGCTCGTAGAGCCGCTGGACAACAAGCCTGACAAAAAAGTATTCACATTTGGCAAAAAATTTTCAAGCATCTCCGACCTGCAGGCGCTCAGCGCCCGCAAAGCAACCACCGCGTATGACCTGAGCCGCACGCTCAAGGAGTACGCATCTGATACGCAGTCTTATGCGCTGCAAACGATGGAGGCAGACGATGAAACCGTTTAAAGAAGTGATTGACGGCATCCGCAAAGCCGTCATGGCATCCGAGGTGCGGGAGGATCTCGCCCAGATGGGCGAGTATGTGGAGCAGTTTGCCAACACGGCGGGCGAAAACATCCAGAAATCCATCGACCCCACCCTCTCCCTCTCCGGCAAGGCGGCGGATGCAAAGGCTACCGGTGACGCGATTCAGGGTGTAATGGATAACCTTGCATCGGAGATTTCCCGCGCGGAAACAGCGGAAAAAGCCAACGCAGACAGCATCGCGGCTGAGATCGAGCGCGCACAAGCCGCCGAAAGCGCCCTATCCACTAAAATCACGGAGGAAACTGAGCGGGCAAAGGCGGCTGAAAAAGCCAACGCGGACGGGATTGTCGCTGAAGCATCCCGCGCCAAGGGCGAGGAGCAGCGCTTGGACGCTGCCATCACCGCCGAAACCGCCCGCGCAGAACAGGCAGAGCAGGCGCTGGATACGCGTACCGCAGCCCTCGAATCCTGCGGATTTGTCGTGGTTGACGGCAAAGTCTGCATGAAATACCGCAAATCCTGAAAGGAGTAAAGCAACATGGCTGAAAACGAAATTAGCACGCAAGCACCTTCCACTGAGGTGGTGGAGCCTATCTATCTGGACAAGACCGCAAAAGACAACGGCAGAAAGCTTGACCAAATGACCGCCGCCCTGCTGGGTATGTCCAGTTCGCTGGGCGTGATCGCGCGGGCACAGACCGGCGTGGTGGAGGAGATGGACTATAACGGCATCAAGGCCGTGGTGGCTGCCGGTAACGCACCGGCGGTTTTCCCTGTCGGCACCCAGCTGGTCAACACATACACCAGCAAGGACGGCAAAGCCTACGACTGCCCGTGGGACGTGGTAAAGACGGACGATATCGCCGAGGGTGAGACCGGCACCACCGCACCCGCAATGGTGCTGCAGATGCACTACGCATCTCTGGAAGATATCCAGTTTTCCGCGTATCAGGCGTTTTTCGTTGTGCCCGAGGCCGGTCTGGTGGCTGGTACTTACAACGTCAAGATGGGTCTTGACTGGGGCACGAATGTAAAAAACGGCACCGTCTACCAGTTTACCCTGACCAAGAACGCCCCTGCAGGCGCACGTTTGACCGGCTTCTACAATGCACCGGATACCGCACCTACCAGCTGGAAGGTATACGTCTACAAAGACCAGAACAAGAGCGAGCTGCTGGAAACCTGCAACGTCTCTGCTGGCAGCGCTGGCACGAATCTCGGCACATTTTTGGCAAAGCCCAACGGCAACCTGAACGGCTTGCATCCCGTTGGCTACGGTGACAACCGGTGGCATAAGTCTGCATACCGCCAGTACCTCAACAGCGATGCAGCTGCCGGTGGGTGGTGGACTCCGCAGGATGAATGGGATATGAAGCCCGATCAGGCAGACACCGTGCCCGGCTTTCTTGCGGGCTTCTCTGATGACTTTAAGGCTGCCCTGACCCGCGTGAAGGTCGTGACCTACGGCAACACCGTCACCGATGACGGCAGCGCTGTGGTGACTTACGACAAGATTTTTCTGCCCTCCCTGCAGGAGATCTACTTCTCGCCGCAGGTGTCCGGCGAGGGCACCGGCTACTGGCCTTACTGGAAAGAGCGCACCGGCGCAAAGACCCCGCAGGCTCTGTGGCGGACCTACCCGCTGCGCATCACCCGCGATCTTGCACAGCGCACTGTGGGCCGCGGTGTGCGGCTGCGCTCTGCGGGTCGTGGCGACGGCTACAGTGCCTTCGGCGTGTACTCCAGCGGCGGCGTCGTCAACTGGGGCGCGATCTACGCGCATCGCTGCGCCCCGGCTTGCGAAATGACCAATCTTAAATAATCACCGGGCAATCCCTTGCCCGGTGAGAAAGTGAGTGCTATCCCATGGCAATGCGCAAAGACCAGATACCGGACAATAAATTCACGCTGCCGCTTGACGCGCGTGAGCTGGCACTGTATACCAGACAGATCACCAAAAACGCGAAAGTGTTTGACCTCGGGATTGACGCAAGTCTTCCCGGCCAGCTACGCGCTACGGCAGACCGGATATTTTTTGATATCTTCGGAGCAAACGACCTCCGGCTGGACAAGCCGAACGAAAGAGAGGAGCGCTTTAAGCTTCAAAGGCACGCCGTCCGGCTGTGCACCGTCCTTTTGGCGGAGATAGACATGGCAAAAGCCAGCTATCACCTTTCTGGCAAACGGTGCTCTTTCTGGGGCAACACTGTGCGCGATATCCGGCAGCGTTGCCGGGACTGGCACGAGAGTGATGCAAAGCGTGCAAAAGCGCTTTGACATAAAAATGGCTGTAGGCTAATGGGCCGCAATGTGCGGCTGCGCTCTGCGAATCGTGGCAACGGCAACAATGCCTTCAACGTGAACTCCAGCGGCAACGTCAACAACTGGAACGCGATCAACGCGAATCGCTGCGCCCCGGATTGGACGGCAGCACGCCCACAAAAGCCCCTGCATAGCAGAGGCCGGGCAAAAACTGCCGTGCAAGGAGCCGAGTGCCATGTCTGTCCTCTGGCAGACGAACAATATCAGCCGGACGTGGCCACCCTGCGGGGTGTTGACCGCTATCACCCGGCAGATCCTTGCGAGGAGAGCTGAAAAAATCAGTGCAAGAAGAAATAATAATCGGGTTCGATGCCCTGTATAATTCCGAGGGCAAGTGCGCCAAAGGCGTGTGCCGCAAGGCAAGCGTTGGACGGTTTCACCTGTTTCGGATGGACGAGATCCTGAAACTCCAAAAGGAGCTCGCGACAGGTACATACAAGGCACGGCCAACAATCAAAGTTAGAATCACCTATCCCAAGCCACGCACAGCGGTTGCGAATGGCTTTCGGGATAGGGTATACCAGCGCTCTCTCAACGACAATGCTGTTTATCCAGCAATGACACGGAGTTTCATCCGGCAAAACGCGGCCTGTCAGACCGGCAAAGGTACCGACTGGGCGCGCAAGCAGGTCAAGCTCATGATGGAGCGCGAATACCGGCAACACGGCGCTGATGGCTATGTGCTGTTGGTAGATATCCGGCACTATTACGACACGATGCCCCATGACGTGGCAAACCGCTGCTTTGAGCGGCATCTGCCGCCAAGTGTGCATAACCGCGTGCGTGAGGTGCTGGATCGTCAATATACCGGCGAGGCCGGTTATAATCCGGGCAGCCAGATGGTGCAGCTTGCCGGGATCTCGGTGCCCGACCCCATAGATCACTACATCAAGGAGCGCCTGCGGGCGAAAAAGTACGTCCGTTTTATGGATGATAGCCTCATCATCCACCACGACAAGGCACGGCTTGAGGAGTGGCGGGAGGCGATCCGCGCCCGGTACGCTGCCGATGGCATGGAGCTGCACCCGACCAAGACCAAGATCGTCAGGCTAAAGGATGGATTCCGTTTTCTAGGTTTCATCTACCGCTTGACCCCGGCGGGCAAGGTCGTTATGACCGTTGACCCGCAGAACGTCAAGGCCGAGCGCAAGCGCCTGTTTCGGCTTGCCCAGCTCATCAAGGCAGGAGAGAAACCGGCATCTGCCCTGTATGAGCAGTATGGATCATGGAAAGCCCATGCCGCTAAAGGCAACTCCAAAAAGCTGCTGCAGCGCATGGATCAATACGTTAAAACTCTGCTGGAGGGGATAACGACATGAAAATTGTTCGCAACACTGGCGGCATCAAGACCGCCGCCGAAAACGAGAACCGGGACGCGGATTTGGCACAGATCGCGTCTATGGTGGATTTCCTGTGCATTCTGGCCGATGTGCCTATTGAGGACGAGGCCGCAGACAAGGAGGGCATGAGCCATGAGTGATAAGCACAGCGCGATCTTTGGCAAAGCAAAAGACGAATATGAGGCAGGCCTCTGGTCTAAGGCCATGCTGCGCATTCTTGTGCAGCGCAAGCCCCAGCGCCTGACCGCAGAAGAGTACGAAGAGATCACCGGCGAAAAGTATTAAGGAGCAGAGTATGAGACCTATCATGGACGTTTCCCGCTGGCAGGGTAACATCAACTGGGACAAGGTCAAGGCAAGCGGCCTTGTCTCCGGTGTGATGCTGCGGGCGCTGGGCAACAGCGCGAAAGACGCGCCCAGCAAGCCGTACATCGACCCCTATTTTGCCCGCAACTACGCCGAGTGTCAGCGGCTGGGTATTCCCTGCGGCGTGTACTACTACTGCAAGGCGGTCAACACGGCAGAGGCTGACGCAGAGCTTGCCCTGCTGCTCAAGGTGCTGACCGGCAAGACGGTGCAGCTGCCGGTGGCGGTGGACATCGAGGATACCTATGTGCAAGCACCCCTCGACAAGCAGACCCTGACCGACATTGCAGCTCATGCGCTGGGCACTGTAGAGCGCTGGGGCTTTTACGCCATGCTGTACACTGGGCTGTACTTTGCCCGTGATAACCTATACATGACCGGCGCTGCGCTCAAGCCATACGATGTATGGCTTGCAGCCTACCGCAGCAAGAAGCCTGAACCGGAATGGAACTTTGGACTGTGGCAGTACACCAGCAATGGCAAGATTCCCGGCGTTGTGGACGCGATACCGGGCAAAATTTCCGGCGTGGACTTGTCTGTGCCCTACAAGGACTATGCCAAAATCATTGCAAAGAAGGGTCTGACCCGTCTCCGGGAGGGCGCATGAGCGAAGCAATCATTGTGGCAATCATCACCGGCGGTCTGAGCCTGATCGGCGCGATCGTCTCCAATAATCGCACCGCCCAGAGTATGGACGCCAAGCTGGACAAGCAGCAGGCCGTCACCGAAACCAAGCTGGAAGAGCTGACCCGCGAAGTCCGGGCGCACAACAACTTCGCCCAGCGCATCCCGGTGCTGGAAGAGCAAATCAAGGTGGCAAACCACCGCATCGAAGACCTCGAAAAAGAGAGAGGAGAGTAACACATGGAAACCATTCTTAATACCGTTCTCACCCCGCTGCCCGCGTGGCTGGCACTTGTGCTCATCGTTGTGGGCACTGTTTCGCTTGCGTTGGGGCTTATCCGTCTGGGCTACGGCGCAGCGGTCAAGACGCTGGTGCTTGACCTCATCGAGCAGGCAGAGCACGAGATTCAGGGCACGAAGCGCGGCGCAGAGCGCAAGGCATGGTGCGTCAAAATGCTGCGCCACTATCTGGATAACAGCAAGTGGGGCAGGCTGGTCTCGTGGGCGATCACGGAAGAGACCATGAGCAAGGTAATCCAGTTTTTCTTTGACCGGGCAAGATCAGCCCTGCAAAAGCAATAAGGAGGATATCATGGCAAGCACTACATACCACCATCTCGGTGACGTTACCGAGATGTTCGCCGCACAAGAACAATTTCGTGACATCACGAAAACATACCATATCGGCAATGCCAACAAACTGGTGACGTTTTGTCACCGTTTCGCCAGCATTGGCAAAATGGTGCGCAACGCCGGACAGCTGCCGCAGCCTTTCTGGCTCGGTGCTGCCTGTGGCGGCGGCTCGCGTAGTGCTGCCCGCTTCGCTGCAAGGGCTTGACCGACAGCAGATGACCGCAGCCATCAAAAGCGCACCGCTTGGGAGGGTAGACCGTAAGATAGCCTTACTGCGGTACGTTGAGCGGCTTCCGCTACCGGACATTGCAGCACAGACACATTATAGCCGGACGGCAATCAGCTACCGGCTGAAAGGCATTGAAAAAATGCTGGATGTGTGATATCATAATCCCAATCGGGTGCGATTTTCTCACGAAAACGCATTGAAGCGGCAGGCTTTCGGGTCTGCCGCTTTTCTTTTTGCACGATTTGTGGTAAAATAACATCAACAAATCCGCCCGGCCTCTCGGAGAAGCGCAAGAGGGTGGATATTTGAAAGGCTGCGGCCTTTGTAGAGAGCGGCATTGCCTGTGGGCGGTTCCGCTCTTGATTTTACAAAAAATCCCCTGCTTTGCCGAAGCCCTGCGTTCCACGCGGGGTACTTTGTAGGCAAAGTGGGGGATTTTGTTTTATTTGCACTAGTTTTGTCGAAACTCTTGCCTTGCAAGCCGAAACGTGATATTTTAGTTTTGCTTCCAATGCGAAGTCCTTTAATAGTTAAGCGCTCATGCGGATTTTTCTGTGTGGGCGCTTTTCTTTTTTTGTCCTTCGTTGTGCGTTCGTTGTCTCTCCCGGTGTGGTATTCTGGTACGATAAACGCAAAAGGAGGGGCGCTCATGTGGCACAAGTTTAACCCAAACCCGCGCGGCAGCAGCGTCGGTGACTGTGCAGTGCGAGCCGTTGCAGCTGCCACCGGGCAAAGCTGGGAGCAGGCGTATGTATGGCTTGCCATGATAGGCTACGCGCTGGGCGATATGCCAAGTGCCAATCGCACATGGGGCGCGTACCTCCAAAAGCGCGGGTTCAAGCGCCGCCTTGTCGAGGCAGACTGCTCCACCTGCTACACCGTGGAGGATTTTGCAAGGGAGTACCCGCGCGGGATCTATGTTCTTGGCTGCTCCGGCCACGTTCTGGCCGTCATCGACGGCAAGTGGTGGGACAGCTGGGACAGTGGCGCGGAATGCCCGATATTTTACTGGTACAAGGAGGAAAACGATGCCGATCTATAACGGATACCCGCAAGTGTATTACCCGCAACAGCCGCAGGGGCAGCTTGAACAGCTCAGGGCGGCACAGTACCAGCCACAGCCCGTCATGATACCGACAATGCAGGGGCAGACCGCACCGACTGACAGCGGCTTTATCTGGGTGCAAGGCGAAGCAGCGGCCCGGGGCTATTTGGTCGCCAACGGGAGCCGGGTGCTTTTACTGGATGCTGATTCCGATACCTTTTACATCAAAGAAGTTGGGCAGGACGGCAGGCCGTTCCCGCTCCGCATCTACGACTACAAAGAACGATCCAGCGCTCCCAAAGCGTCGATTGCGTCCACGCAGGCCGCAGGCGGGGAGTATGTCACTCGTAAGGAGTTCGACGCGCTGGCGGCAAAGCTGGCGGCGTTGGAGAAGCAGGAAGCACCAGAACCGGAAAAGGAGAGCTAAACGATGAGCAGCAGCTTGTATAACTCGATGGGCCGGCAGACCCAGAACCCTATTGGCGGGCAGTTTCAGCATTTTATGGGCCAGATGCAGGGGAAAAACCCGCAGGAGATGATTGACCAGATGGTCACCTCCGGGAAGCTCTCGCAGCAGCAGCTCAATGCCATCCAGCAGAGAGCACAGCAGATTGCCCCGATGCTTAACGGCATGAAAAATATGTTTGGATTCTAAAATGCGGCCGCATTTAGAATAAATGTTTCAAAAAAACACGAAAGGAGCAAGATTATGTCTTTATCTTCCGATAGCGCAGTTCTGACCATGCCGGTGCAGCCTGCCAACAACAGCTATAACAATGGTTGTAACGGCTGGGGCGGCGACTGGATGGGCTGGATTGTCCTCTTTCTGATCTTCGGCATGTTCGGCTGGGGCGGCATGGGCGGCTTTGGCTGGGGCGGCGGTATGGGCATGGGCGGTGCTTCGCCTTATATGACCAGCGCAGTGACCCAGGCAGACCTGCAGCGCGGCTTCGACAACCAGAGCGTCATGAACAAGCTGAACGGGCTGGAAAGCGGCCTGTGTGATGGCTTCTATGCCATGAACACCGGGATGCTTCAGGGCTTCAACGGCGTGCAGCAGGGCCTGAACGGTGTCACCAACGCCATGCAGCAGGGCTTCAACAGCACCAACGTTGCGCTGATGCAGGGGCAGAATGCTCTGGCTACACAGCTGGCAGACTGCTGCTGCAAGACCCAGACCGCGATCCAGGGCGTCAACTACAATCTGGCCACTCAGGAGTGCGACACCCGGAACCAGATGCAGCAGGGCTTCTGCGCAACGCAGAACACCATGAACAACAACACCCGGGACATCATCGAGAATCAGAACAGCAACACCCGCGCGGTGCTCGACTTCCTGACCAATGATAAGATCGCCACCCTGCAGAGCGAGAACAACGAGCTGCGCCGGGCTGCTTCTCAGGATCGCCAGAGCGCGTTCCTGACCACCGCGATGAACGCGCAGACCAACCAGATCATCGGAACTCTGCAGCAGAAAGCTCCCGTGCCTGCCTATCAGGTGCCCAACCCCAACGCCATTTACTATGGCTGTGGGACCGGCTGCGGCAGCTGCGCATAACCCAATAGCGGCAACTTGTGCAAAATATGCACATGTTCAGCCCCTGAGCTGATTTTGCAAACAAGAGCGCCGGGGCAGTAGTCCCGGCGTTTTTATTATGAAAGGAGCCGATAAAATGGCTGAATTTACCTCTACCACGATCCAGACCGTGGCAGCCGGTCAGAATCTTCCCTTGACCGAAACCGCTATCAAGGGGTCAAACTGCATCAACCACCGAGCAGGTGCTGGCAATGTGACGTTGCGTGGACTTACGAACCAGTGCAAGGCACTGTTCAAAGTGAGTTTTGGCGGCAACATTGCCATCCCTACCGGCGGCACTGTGGGTGCTATCTCTGTGGCGCTGGCTGTCGGCGGTGAGGCGCTCAACGGCGCAACTGCTATCGTAACCCCGGCAGCAGTGGATCAGTACAGCAACGTCTTTACGGCGGTGTTCGTTGAAGTCCCCCGGGGCTGCTGCGTTACTGTGGCGCTCAAAAACACTAGCACGCAGGCAATCAGCATTTCAAACAGCAATCTGATCGTTGAGCGCGTTGCATAAGGAAAGGAGTACAGAATGAGTAAGAATCTCTATGATCTGCGTGAAATGCTCTGCGAGGAGCTGGACGAGTACAACCGCGATGCCAAGAACGGCCTGAACGAGCGCGTGCTGGATACCGTACATAAGCTGACCGACACCATCAAAAATATCGACAAGATCATGATGCTGGAGGACGGCGATTATAGCCGTGCTGGTGAGTGGGAAGCTGATATGCGCGGCAACTACGGACGTACAGAAAACTATAACCGGGGCAACAGCTACGCAAACCGTGGGCGGCATTATGTGCGCGGTCACTACTCGCGCGGCGATGGCCGGGAGCGGATGATTTCTGACATCGAGAACATGATGCAGGACGCAACCGGTGCAGAGCGTGACGCATACAAGCGTGCTCTGGACATCCTGAACAATATGTGATAAGGGGGGCGGCAGGCATGGACATCGTGGAAATCAATGAGCACATCCGCAAACTGAAATGCGAAGAAACGAACTGGCAGAGCGTGGAAAAGCTTGCCGCCCTCTGCACTGTGCGAAATGAGTTGAGCGAAGCGGAAAGCCGGGAAAACAGCCCCGCTCCAAAGCCTGAACCAGTCATGCAGATGGAGTATTCCACAAGACCGCAAGAACCGCAGAGCGAATTTGTAGAGGCTGCAAGCGCTGTGCCGTTCAGCGGGTTGATGGAGGTACTGGACAGGCACATGAACGCAATAAAACTGGTGTACCCGAAAGAGTATGAGCTAGTAATGCGGAAGATTGTCTCTTTGTCTGAGTAACGATGCCCAATAGGGAGTTCATCAGGGAGTTTATGCTGAAGGCACAGGGAAAGTAAGTCGCCCAGCCAAAAAAAGCCATACATAGCAGCAGCCCCGGGGAGCCTGACGGTTCCTCGGGGCTGTTTTTGCGTTTATAAAGCTGTTTTTCAGAGGTGTGTTACCAAAAATGTTACCATGATAAAGAAAAGGACGTCAATTCTCAACGAAATGACGTCCTTTTTACATGGAGCGGGTAATGGGAATCGAACAATTAAAAATGATTGATTGTCGTCAAAAAGGCATCTGAGATGCATGAAAGAGCGTAGAAACAATGCGGCTTTGTTGGGTTATGTCCGATTCGTTTTTTTACATTTAGAAAAAAGAGTGTTACCAAATGTGTTACCAGAATCACCCTTGAGCCTTCCTGAATGCAGCGGTGGTCGCGGCTGCCAAATCTTCGCGCTGGCCCTGCAGCTCGTGCCGGTAGGTTCCTGCAGTGTCCATGTTCCGGCTGTGGCCTACAAGCATTTTCAGTTGGCTGTCAGTCAGCACACCGGATTCAATGCTGACAAAGGTGTGACGCAGTTCATACAGCGTTACCATTAGATCGATGTTGTTAGATTTCTGGTACTTTTCCCAGCGCTTCGCAAGAGACCGCTGGGATGGGATCTGGAACAACGGAGTGTTGTAGTTCAACTGTACGCCTGTTGCTTTCAGGTGTTCCACCTGAGCTTCATACGCTTCTCGTGCTTCCTTACCCATGTCAAAAGAACGCACTGCGTTCTGGTTTTTGCCGGTGGTCATTTCGCCCTGCACATTGATGCTGCGGCGCAAATTGACCGTGTTCCCCTTTATGTCACCATACCACAGGCCGACCAACTCACCGGGTCGCACGCCGGTTGATACAGCAAAACGGTAGGCATAGATATAATCATCAAAAATTCTTTTATTATACCACAAGCGGGTGTCAACGTCAAAAAGTGTTTTCAGCGCGTTGGGCTGCAAAATGGTCTTTTCTACAAACCTTGCATTCTTAGGAATGGATAACTCCGGGAACAGGGTGGTGTACCGATTTTTCCTGCACCACTTGACAAAGCTGGTTTCGGTTGACCGAATCGTCATAAGGGTTTTGCGGCTCAGAGGTTTATCACTCGTGCGCTTTCCCCCTTTTTTGAGGCAGCGCTTTTTGAAAGACATGTCAATTGCCTTTTGCAGATCGCCCTCGGTCAGCTCGTCAATGCGAATGTTCCCACACACCGGGAGGATGTAGTATTCGCCGTATTTGTCGCACTGGGTCACATAGGATGTGCCGCAGGTGAGCTTCAGCTCTTCTACCCACTCTGAATAGAGTGCAGCCACCTTCTTCCTGCCGTCCCGAATGCTATCATCAAGCCATGCATCCGCTTTTGCGTTTGCTTCCCGTTGTCCTGTTCGGCCCGGCGTGCTGCTGTAAAACCGCTTGCGGGTGCCGTTCTTCTGAACCGCGATGCACCAGCGCTTTTCCTTTTCCACCCAAAATGCCGTGTTGACCCGTTTTTTCATAAAATCCACCTCCATACACAAGAGTACACTGTGCCGCTGCCTCTTGGACGGCGGCGCTTTTTTCTTTGCGCGGGCGGTGCGGTATCCGGAAGGCGCTTTCCGCACCATGGGCAGAACGCAGCGCCGCCCGGGATCTCTCGCTTGCATCTGATGCAGTTCATTCTTTCCGCCCTCTCTTTGTTGTGTAGGATGTTTCCCCTCGTCTGGACGCTTCCTTGCCAGACTTGTACGCAGTAGTCAGCAGTTCCACCGGCGGGTGCACATCATCCGGCACGGGGTCTGTGTGGGTGGCAACAGCGCAGTTGTAGTTGTCCAGCACCTGACCGCAGACCGAAACCTTATTTTGCAGCGGCGTGTGCAGGTTCGCGCAGATCTCGGCAATCACCGCCGGGGGATAGCTGCCGTGTTTGCCCAGCACGATGAACAGGATCATCTCTTTGACGATCCGGGAAGAATTGTCCAAAAAGTTCGCAATGGCTTCATCCAGTTCCTCGTCCGTCATGTCAGTGACCTGCAACCGGTACAGTTCCGGGTGCAGCATCTCCTGCATTGCCGCAAGCGGTGACGCCCCGCAGGCGGTGAACCAATCCATGATCTCGTCACCGTCCGGGCTGGACTGCCCTTTCTCCCAGTTCTGCACGGTGCGCTCGTTCTTCTCGATCATGCACGCCATCTCCCGCTGGCTCAAGCCCGCTTGCACACGCGCCTTTGCAAGCGCAGCACCAATTTTTGCAGCTGTAAAATAACTCATACACACCCTTCCCCCTCAAATATAATGCGTGATAAAAACAAAAAATGGCGCAGAAAAAATCTGCGCCATTCGACAAAATTTTCTCTGATTTCATTTTCCACTGGCGCATGGTAGAATTTGGTACATAAGTTGACACAATTACCAAAAATCAGGAGGAAAACAAAATGAAAAACGGTCAAACAAGCAACAAAGACCCGGAAATGACCATCATTGACGGGATGCCCGCCAGCGTGCTTACCGGCACAGCCAAAACCCCGCAGCCTTGGGAGGATTGAGCCATGACCAACAAAAAGACCGCCTGTTTCTGCGCCCACATCCGTGCCGCGCTTGCCTGTTACGTTGATATGACCCCGGAGCAGCAAGCCCTTGCCGCCATGTACGCCAACCGCAAGATCACCGGCCTGCACACCCTGCGCGCCGCAGCGGTAAGCCCCGGCGGGGAGTGCGCCGCCAAGTTGTTGCAAAAAATGCAGCAGCTGGACACCGGCAACCAGTAACAACGCGCATATTTTGCGCGAAGTCAGCGTAAACCGCGCGTTTTTCGCTTAAAAGTGCGCGTAAATCGCGCGATTCAGCGCAAATGTCAAATTTTCAGCGCATTTTTGTGCAATTAAAATTGATTGACGCTTACGCCAAACTGTTGTAAAATGCAGTTGTAAAAAAGTTTACAGGCCAAGCAACTGAGATTTTTTTGCGTTGTACTCCGCTTCCGTGATGGCCCCCATATCCAGTAGCTGTTTAAACTTCAAAAGCTCATCAGCGGCGCTGGGGGCAGCCGGAGCGGCAGCCTGCAGCTTCTCATGGCTGACTTTGCAGCTCTTGAGAAACGCAGTCATTCCGCCGGGATAAACCGTTGTCGGCAAGTTGCTTTCGCCCAGTGGAAGCGCAAAGTGGATAGACACGCTCTCTTTACTGCGACCCTTGCGGGTCTCTGTTTTGGCGGTGGAAGCGCCCACGATCGCGCCCACAGGTCCAGCAATGGCTGCGCCTATTACTGCACGCCCAATGCCGCCCTTGGTTTCGGTCACCGTCAGATCGTCAGGCGCATCCGATTCGTACCCTGCGACTTCGTCAAAACTGTAAATCATGCGTGGGCCTTTATCACCACCGCGGTGCCCAAAGTAAAACAGCCGGTTGACCTTATCGATAGAAACAAAGAGTGCATCGCGGTCAAAGATGGAATCGGTCTCTTTAAATGTTCTGCGGCGGCTTTCCAGTGTAGCCCAGTATTCCGCAAGTGCAGCTGTCGGTTGCTTTGCAGCCCGAAATCCCAGTTTTGAAAAGAAGAAACTGCTACATCCGGCGCAGATTAGACCGTCCGCGCTCTTCTCGCGGTTCAGCAGACCCAACTTGCCGCCGCAGACGGGACAGATACTTGCCATGATAACCACCTCACACATATTAAATACTGCATCAGATAGGAGGACACAATGAACGAAACAGACCGGCAAGGCTACATTGACGCTATTATCAAGCTTCTGGAACGCGCAGACCTGCGGGCGCTGCGCCTGATCTGGATCCACGCAAAAGGCCTTGTAAAATAGAATCAAGGTAGCAAAAGAAGGGAAGCCCTTACGGGTTTCCCTCTTTTTTTTGCAGCTTTTCAGCCATTCGCTCCAAAAGCTTCCAGTCCTCCGGCTCCAGTTCGGCCAGCATCTCAACAAACCGGCGTTTGAAGTCGTCACCCTCGTCCTCCGTGATCTCGGTAAGGAAGCTGGTGATCTTCTCCGATCTGGTGATCTGGTTGAACATCTCCCCTTCCCCTGTCCGCAGCCACGTCTCGTTGACGTTAAACTCGCGGCAGATATCGGAGATCGTTCTGTCGCTGGGCTCCACTACGTTTACTTCGTAGCTGCCAACTGTATTTCTTTTGAGGTTCAGTCTGTCTGCAAAGGCTTGCTGCGTCAAGTTGACCTGCTTTCGCAGTTCCTTGACCCGTTCGCCGATTGTCATGGAGCTCACCTCCGTGACCTTATTATAGCACATCGCAAAATGGAAGTCAATGAAATTTGTTTAAGAAATCAACAAAAATACCCTTGACAAATGTTGTTCAATGACTTATAATTGTCATGTAATCAACAAACGCAAGCAAACAGGAGGTCAAAAATATGAAAAAGCTGAACATCACTTACGACACCTTTGAGATTGAGAACGGCGAGCGTGTGGAGGGCGAGACCTGCTACACGGTGGAGATCGGGGACGACAAGGTCGCTGCTAACCTGCTGGATCATGGCACGTCCGGCGTGGCGGTGAACATCATCGAAAAGATGCTCACGGCACGTGAAATCCTGCTGGGTCGTCACTACTTGCCGGGCAGCATCAAGCATTATGAACTGGTGGAGGGTTGAGCGATGTTTGATAAAGAACTTATGAAGCAACTGACTACCATCCCCGCTGAGAACAGAGCGGAGTGGTTTGCAGAACGGGACAAGCTGCACGCTCTCGCTGCGGAAATGAACCGCCTGAACGCCGACGAGATGGTGATGAAGTACGGCGTTGCGCGGGTAATACGAGTTCTGGCAGCTACGATAAAATGCTGTCCGGAGGAGTACGACCCTTCGGCTGTCTTCATGGCAAATTGGGTGCCGCCTATCCGCTCTGGGCGAAATGCAGAAGAATGGTTCCATTCAACCATGCACCGTGCTTATGTGCAAAGTCTTTTCCTTAAGTACGCAGAGCTCAGAATCGCCTGACACACATTCTTAAACAGTTCCAAGGAGGTCTGAACGATGCTTATCAATATCGAGTATCTTGGCACAGACGGTCAGGTTTACATTGCTACGGCAGAGGTCTATGAATCCTCGGAAGCCAAAGCGTTTGCACAGGCGGTTCTGGACTTTGAAGCGTCTTTTGCAGGAGTTGCGCACATTTTGAAGGTGAAGAACGTGACGCTTGGTGCAGACCGTAATTGAACGATTACCCCCGCCTGATGATGACCCTGTGGCAAGGGTCGAAACCACCCGGCAGCCAGCCGGGCAAGGTCGCGGGAGCCAACCGCAGAAGGAGATGATAATTTTGGCAAAGACGAAGAAGAACCGCACCGATCTGGCAGCAGAACGGTACAGCATCCCGGCAGATGGAGCACACGCAGCGGATACGCTCATCAACGTGCTGTTCGACGACTTAGAGCCGCAGGACAAGCTGTCCCTGCTCTGGATGGGAATGGGCATGGCAGCGGTACGCAAGAACGACAGCCAGAACAACCATGACGGGGTAGCGTAAGGAGGCGAGCAACCGTGAAGAATCACGAAATTCAGTTCATCGCTCTTTGCATTCAGATTTTGGCTCTGGTGGTCATTTTACTAAAGAAATAATCATGGATGCGATGGCAACACCGATTGCAAGGAGATCATAAAGCCGGTCAATTCGCTTTTCTTTTGCTTGCTCACGGTCTTTGATTTCCTGTTTTTGCTGGCTTTCTTCAAACTGCTGGCGAAGCTGCTTCAAATCTTCCGCATACCTCCGCTGTACCTCATACAGTGTAGGCTGCTGCGAGACTTGCGGACTGGAATAATTCACTTTGCTGGCGTTCAGAATGCGCTCTATTTCATCTGTACACTGGTTCATGGATCCCCGCTGATTCATTTTTTCACCCCCTCCCGCTCAAGTATAGCACAGGAGGGGCAGAGTACAAGGAGGACAAAATGGCATGAATGACAAAAATCTTGCACCTGTATTGATCTCAGGCGTGTACTGCTACGAAGAAAGCGGAGTAGCCTACATCCGTCTGGAAGATGCTGCTCGCGGATTAGGCTTCACACAGATTGCGAACAGCGGAAATGAAGTCATCCGGTGGGAGCGTGTCAGAAAATATTTGGCAGAACTTGGCATCCCCACAAGTGGGGACGGTAATCTTCCAGAGTACATCCGCGAAAACATCTTTTACCGCCTTTGCATGAAAGCCAACAACGAGACGGCGCAGAAGTTTCAGGCTCTTGTATGCGATGTGATTCTTCCGACGCTCCGCAAGACCGGCAGCTACTCTATCGCGCCAAAGATGGACAGCTTACAGGCACTTGACTTGATCGTGAACAGCCTGCACGCCCAGCGAGATGCAATGAACCGCTTGCAGGTCAATGTGGACGCCCAGAGCGCCGCTATCGAGAAGCTGGAAGATAGAACTGAGTTGATGCAGCAGGCGTTTGCGCTGGACTTGAATGACTGGCGCAAGAATGCAAAGTCGATCGTGGGTTCCATTGTTCTCAAAAAAACCGGCGGAGACATGAAGGATAGCCAACCGATATGGGAAGAAACTTGGAACGAAGTTTACGACCGTATGGATTCAAAGTTCCATCGCAAGATGAAACAGCGCCTTGAAAACCTTAGAAAGCGCACCGGTAACAAGAATCTCAATATGCTGGACGCCATTGACCGTGCAGACAACGGTGACAGAGCCCGGCTTATCAGCGAGTTGAATACTGTTTTGACCGAAATGTGCATCTATTACGGCGTTCGGTTGAACATGGACAAGGCAAAAAACCTGACGAACCGGCACGAGGACAGCCAGACCAGCCTGTTTGACCGCAACTGCGCCCCGGCGGGCAGGCTGCGCGAGGGAGGGCAGCATCAAAGAAAAGAGGTCGAAGCATGATGAAGGTCATACAGGGTACCTTTCGGCAGATTCCGTACTGGAAACTTCGGGGCCGGTTCCACAGCTGCGGCTACCGCGATCAGGAAGTTGCCAAGTATATCGGCATTGGCCGGGACACCATGAGCGGCAGGATGCAGGGGCACAATCCGTGGACAAGCGCAGAGATCACAGCAATGTGTGAACTGCTGGACATCCGACAGGATGAGATCGGGGAACTGTTTTTCCCCTCACTTGAGAAAGGAGAATCCGCATGAAACTCAAATCTACTACTTACTACTGGTTGGCTGTCATTTTGGGCGGCGTTGGAATGGGCGCAGCTATGGGCGCAGAGGGCACCGCACAGACCACCGGATACATCTCCGGCACGCTGTTTTCGGTGTCGCTGGTGCTGATTTTGGCCGCTGTTCTGCTGGCTCGTCTGGGCTTTTCCGCAGAGGACAGGGAGAAAGCCGCAAAGCGGCGCAAGTACGGCAAGATCAACCGCACCCACGCCCGCAACCCGGAGTACCCGGAGAATCAGGAGCGCGGGGCATGATGACGGCCAAAGAGTACGTTGAGGGCAAAGTCAAATCCTACACGCGGCTTGCAGAACGTTGCAGGCGAGAAGCCGAAGCCTCAGATGACATCGTTGTCCGGGCTGGATACTCCGCACGGGCAAACGTCTGGGAGATGTGCGCCGAAGAAATGGACAACGTGCGTGAGATGCTGCAAGAGGAATCTGGGGAGATCACGTATGCCTGACACTGTCCACCATGTCATGTGGTACACCGTGTATGATGCCAAAAACGGCAATCTGCTTGCATCCGGCACATCTGATATGTGCGCCCGGCGGCTCGGTTATAAAAGTGCAAACAGTTTTGCATCCTCGGTTTATCATTGCCGCAAGAAAAAGAGAAAGCCGCACAAGTATTCCTTTTTTCAAGAAGTCATAAAGCGCGACGAGGTGGACAGTCTGCCGCCGATACGCCGCAAAAAAAGAAGAGCCTGCCCGTGCGCCAACACGGACAAGCCAAAAGGGTGATGATTTTCGCCGCCCATCACCACAAAAATACCACAATATGCGGCAAACCGCAAGGAGGTAAAACGTGAAAGCCTTAATTTTTATCGTTCTGTGCGCAAACCTTGGGTACATCGCCCTTGGTTGGCGGCACAACAACCGGAGGTGAGTACATGGCACTTTTAAAGGTCTATGATGTGACCAAAAAGCAGCCGGATGACCTTGTTTCATCGCAGACTATCGCAGACGTTTCGGACGCGATCATCGTTACAGACGAACTTGTAAAGCGAGAGCCCGCCTATCTGTACAAGGTATTTGATTCCGGCATGAATGTTGTTTATATGAGGTGAATTTTTATGCAAAGCGATTCACAAAAGCGCCTTGCAAGGCGTGCCAGCATCAAGGACCTTTCCAACAAGGCCGAGGGCATCTATTACTACATCAAGCCGCAAAATATGCTGTTCAGGCTTATCAGTGCTGGCAATGAACTTGCCAGCTCAATCAACGGCGCAGTGGCGTATTTCACGCATTTTGCGCAGAACGGCAGTATGGATGACACCGCGAGCCGCGAGGTCATAGACCGCATCTATCGCAAGGTGGGCAGCATGATGTGCGATATTGATATCATCCACGCAGCAGGCGGTGCAGAGATCATGCCAGAACCGTATGAAAGCATAGATTTTTGTTACATGATTGAGTTCCGCACTCTGCTGCGGGAAGCAGTCATCAACGGACTGCCGGATGATTACAAAGGCGTACAGCAAAACCCGACACAGATCCATCTCATAAAGCCCGGCGTTGCATATAATGCCACAGTACCGGACGAATACGATGACCCATTTTTTGACCAGTTTGTCCGCAAAGAAGAGCAGCGAGACCGGAAAATCGTATTCCGGTGCACAAAGTCAGAGCTTGACGCTATCAAGCGTTATGCACATATCATCGATGTAAAATACACTGAGGAGGAGATTCATCATGCCTGATACCAAAATCGAAAAGACCCCTGTTGAGCAGCTTCAGAAGCCCGCAGCGCCCGCAGAAACCCTTACTCCTGTCAATCCCCCTGCCGCACCCGCACAGCGTGCCCTCTCTTACGCTGAGAAGGTGCAGGGATTGACCGCAGACGAACGGATCTGGCAGCTGGCAAAGTCCAAGGCTGTTGCGCTGTCCAACCTGCCGGACGGCTGGCTTCCCAAGACCTACGCGGGCAACGTTGGTGCTTGCGCCATCGCCTGCGATATGGCACAGCGCATGGGAACCACCGAGTTGTTTGTGATGCAGAACCTCTATGTTGTCTACGGTCAGCCCACTTGGAGCGGCAAAAGCTGCAAAGCGCTTATCGACAACAGCGGACAGTTTGCAGGGCGTTCCCGCTATCGCATGGAAGGTCAGGAAGGAACGGACACATGGGGCTGCCGCCTGATCGCCGTGGACAAGCTGACCGGTGAAAAGGTAGAAGGACCGAAGGTCACGGTGCAGATGGCAAAGGACGCAGGATGGTGGAACAAAAACGGCAGCTACTGGCCGAAGATGACCGAGATGATGCTCAAGTACCGCGCCGCCGCTTATTTTGCCCGCGCTGAGTGCCCGGAAGTGCTGATGGGCGCAAACATCGACTACGAGGCCGGTGCTGGAGACAGCGCAGAGGAGGAGCCGAATCATGCTTAACGTTGTAGCAATCATGGGTCGCCTTGTGGCAGACCCGGAACTCCGCACCACCACGCAGGGCACCAACGTGTGCACCTTCCGCATTGCTTGCGAGCGCAGCTATACACCGAAGGGCCAGCAGCGTCAGGCTGATTTTGTGGATATCGTGGCATGGGGCAAAACCGCCGAATTTATCTGCAAGTTCTTCCAGAAGGGCAGCACGATCGTCATTGACGGAAGCTTGCAGACCCGGCATTACCAGGGCAAGGACGGCAGCAACCGCACGGCGGTGGAGGTTCTGGCAAACAATATCAGCTTTGCAGGTGCTAAGGCGTCAGACAAGCCCGCTGCCGCGTCCTACGAGCAGCAGACGAGGAATCATGTGCAGAAGGCAAAAGCCGCGCAGAACGCCCCGCAGCCCGCCTACACGCAGGGCAACATGGATGATTTTGCCGTGATCTCGGACACCGATGACCTGCCGTTCTGAAGGAGATGATGCAAACAATGAGCGTAAAAGGATATAAAGTTTTTAATTCTGACTGGACGTGTCGCGGCAAACAGTATACTTGCCCCGGCACGTTTGAAGAGGATGTAAACCCGTCTGTCTGCAATGTGGGTATGCACTTCTGTAAGAATGCCGCAGACTGTTTCCGTTACTATGATTTTGACCCGAATAACCACGTTGCTGAAGTGATCGCCCACGGTACGGTTGCAGAGGGCGAGGATAAGTGTGCAACGAACAAGCTGGAAATCGTGCGGGAAATCCCTTGGGCTGAAGTCCTTGAGATCGTAAACACGGGAAAGGCTTGCACTGGACGTTGCAACAGCGGCGACTGGAACAGCGGCGACTGGAACAGCGGCAACCGCAACAGCGGCGACTGGAACAGCGGCGACTGGAACAGCGGCAACTGCAACAGCGGCAACCGCAACAGCGGCAACCGCAACAGCGGCGACTGGAACAGCGGCGACTGCAACAGCGGCAACTGGAACAGCGGCGACTGGAACAGCGGCAACCGCAACAGCGGCAACCGCAACAGCGGCGACTGGAACAGCGGCGACTGGAACAG